AAGCCCTAACATGCCCAAAAGCAACTCATATAGCATGCCATCATTTCCTAGCTTTGGAGGGACAACCCCTGGTGCCCAAAGAACAGCCACCCAAACAGCTAGAGGGTAGATTAAGTAGGTGTATGCTAAAGCTGCGCCACATACCCAACCAATGGCAGGGCGCCAGCCGGCAGTTAAAACTGAACTAGAAGCAGCTTCAACCTTGTTAACTTCTAGCTGCCCTTGCACAAGCGTAACAACTGCCGCAAGCTCAGCCTTTTCTGCTTCGCTCTTATCAGGCCAGATTTTGTTAATTGCTGTGGTGGCTAAATCTGCGACAGCACCTAATCCGGTTAGGTCTTTCATCGCATCCCCTCATGGGCTAGGCTAAAGTGATTTCCATCAGCAAATCTCCCGCCCCAAGTGCCGCCCAGGCTTTCCCAAATTAACCCAATTGGTTCGTAGTCTTCTGTTTTTGTCAGATAGACGTTGTTTTTCCAAAGGTTAATATCCAGAGCAAGTCGCAGCTTATGGCAGCTTTTTGCATGACCATAACCAAGCTTTTCTCCAATAGCCCCATGCAGGCGTGGATCACGGTAAGCATCTCCTAGCGTTGCTTCATACCCTAGATCATGGAGCCTTTGAAAAAGGACAGGCAGCATTTTTGCAAAACGCCGCTGTTTTTGGCTAAGAGTTTCAGTCATGTTTAGGCCCAAACTCTGCTAGGAGTTTTAGGGGCTACGATATAGGTAGCAAACTTTTCAACTTCTTCCGTGTGCCGCACATTGACATGCCACCCCTCAATACTACCTGTAGCTGCGCGAATAACCCCAATAACGTCAACACAAGCGTACTTGGGTAGCTTCGTTAATGGGTCATCAGTTTGTGTAGTGTACAAGACACTATCTGCTTCCGCTTCACTGGGGAACTTTAAATAGTAGTCGATGTACATGACTGCCTTTAAGCTGTGAGGGCCAGCAAATCTGCATTACTTAACCGCCGGGGGTAGTAAGCAAAATAACGCAACCAGCCACCAAGCTGACCATTATTTGAATTATTTATTTGCCCGCCCAATCGAACTGCAGTTAAAGTTACAGGCATAACGGTGCCAGTAGCTACAGCTATTGTTGTAGCGCCAGTTGCCGACGCTGCAAAATCATTACTTTTATACGCTGCAGCAACAACCCTTGGAGTAGTTCCAACAGTAGTTCCATTTGACGAAAAAGTAACCGAGCCTCCAATTGCAGAGGTAACAGTCACGTTGTCTGTAACTGTAGCATTTACTATAGCCCGAATTGCAAGTCTGTTGTCTGTTAAGGGCGCTTCTGTAAAGTCAAAAGCAAATCTACTGGTTGAAATTGATAATGCAGACCCCAACGATAATTGATAGCCTACTACTAAAGTGCTTTCTGTCGCGTTATACCAAGGCGTTACCGTGTTTATAAACGGCTGATCTAGTGCGCGAGTAACTTCTGCAGTCGTAGTAGGAATAACAGACGAAGCGTAAAACCCCAGTTCAAGCTGCGGAAGACCAATGCGAAGGGTAATGTCAATTGCAACACCAGCCCCAGCTTCAACTTGAAACACTTGCCCAACAAAAGCTGTTAGCGCGTTTGAAGGCAAAACTGTATTAACAAACCGTTGAGTATTTAGCGCAGCGGTTGTTGGGGTAATATCTAAAGCACCAGAAGTTAACAAAACTCCTGCTGCGTCGTTATACCGGACAATGTGGCTTACTCGGGTGATGTTTGCAAACGATCCGGCAACTACCCGCGCATACAGTGAGCTTGTCCACCTTTGTGTGTTTAACGCTGCAGTCTGCGTGTTGCCTTCGGTTTGAATGCCAAAGATCAACGCACCTGAGGTTGTCCCACTGACGCGAATGTCAATGTAGGTGATGCCCTTTTCAACCCCAGTGCCGACAATCTGCCGCGTAACGCCGGCAACGGTCGTATCACCAATCCAATTAGTAGGTAGCGTACCGGGCGTTCCGGCTGCAGTTCCCTGCATCGTGTTATTACGAACACTGTTGGTGCGCTGCTGTTCAATCAACAACCCATTACATTGCAGAGTTGAAGGGTCGTAATCAAGGCGTGCAACGTCAATTGCTGCGCTTTGCAGCGTGCCTGTCGCGTCAAAATAGCTACCCGTACTAGCGCGGGTGAAGGTGACAGAAGAAGGCAGGGCAAGACATTAAATACTGAAGAGGGTTATATTCCTGAAACGGTTCCAATGGATGGGTGGCATGTCAATGTGCGGCACACGGAAGAAGTTGAAGAGTTTGCTCCCTATATCGTAACTCCAGAAACACCTATCAGAGTTTGGGCATAATCATGGCTAAATCCCCCGCATGGCAACGCAAGGAAGGCAAGTCTGAGGCTGGTGGTTTGAACGCCAAAGGCAGGGCCTCGTACAACAAAGCCAATCCAGGCAAGCCTGGACTCAAAGCGCCCCAACCAGAAGGCGGGGCTAGAAAGGATTCATTTTGCGCCCGTATGTCGGGTATGAAAAAGAAACTGACTAGCGCTAAAACAGCGAATGATCCTAATAGCCGCATCAATAAGTCTCTAAAAGCTTGGAATTGTTGAACCATGTCGATGGAAATTTTAACCATTGTAATTGCTGGGCTTCTGCCTATTGTGGGGTACTTCTTGAAAACAGTCATTGAAGATGTTAAAGAACTTCGCAAACACCTGTCGGAGTTCAAGGAAGAAGTGCCTAAGGTCTATACGCCAAAAACTGAATTTGAGCGGGACTTTAATCGGATCATGGAGCGCTTCGATAGGCTCGACAAGAAGTTAGATAGCGTTATTGGTAACCGCCGCACTGGGGACTGATATGCCTTCTACAAGCAAAAAGCAGCATAATTTTATGGCCGCTATTGCTAATTCACCCGCTTTCGCTAAGAAGGTGGGTGTTCCTCAATCTGTGGGCCAAGATTTCAGCGAAGCTGATAAAGGCCGTAAATTTGCAAAAGGTGGTGAAACTATGGCTACTAAAATGAATCCTGGCTTTATGGCTATGATGGCCAAGAAGAAAGGCGGCGAGTCTGAAAGCTTAGCTAAGCACGCTGCTAAACCCGCTTCTAAGGCTCACGCTGGTCTTAAGGCTGGTGGCGAAGCTAAGAAAATGGCAAGCGGCGGTTTTACGCGTGCTGCTGACGGTATTGCTTCCAAGGGTAAGACCAAGGCTAAGCAAGTCAAGATGATGAACGGCGGAAAATGCTAAGGAAAGAACATGAAAAAACGTAAATTTGCTGATGGTGGCGAAACCACCGAAATGATGCCCAGTGCCAAGCCTGAAGGTGGGCGTTTTGATGAGGACACTTATTCTCGCGCTCGTCGCTTTGTAGAGAGCGGTGGCAATAAAGAGTCTACCAGCACCGCTGTTAAGAAGGCGCGCAAAGTAGAAAGCGCGCCTGCCCCCAAAGCATCTGCCCCCACGCCTACCCCCAAAACTGAACCGGCACCACAGCGTATCGAAGTTGTTGGTAAAAAACCTTCTAAAGACGACACTAGCATGTCGCTTTCTGAACGCATGAAAGCGTCCCGTGAACGCGCCCGTACTGGTGGTTCTGGTACTGATACTAGGTCTGTCAGTGAGCGTATCAAGGGTGCGCTTGGGTTCTCTAAGGGTGGTTCGGTCGGCAGTGCCTCACGCCGCGCCGATGGTATCGCCGCTAAGGGCAAAACTAAGTGTAGGATCGTATAATGCTAAGTTCCCGAGGTATGGGTGACATCAATCCCAGTAAAAAGCCTTCCTCAAAAAAAGTGAAGCGCAAGGACAACCCTAATACGGTGGATGTCTATAAGGAGGGTGGTACCGTTAACGCCGCCGGGAACTACACAAAGCCCGACCTACGAAAACGCATCGTGGCTCAGGTTAAAGCAGCAGCTACCCAAGGCACTAACGCAGGGCAGTGGTCAGCCCGCAAGGCACAATTAGTAGCTAAGAAATATAAGGCTGCCGGGGGATCTTATCGTGACTAAAACTTGTTTAAAATGTGGTGTTGAAAAGCCACTTGATGATTTCTATAAGTTTTTTGACAAGTGGAGTGACAAATACTACAGCAGTTCTAGGTGCAAGCCTTGTCACTATGAATACAAACGTGAAAGCTCCACTACATCACGTAACCGTAAAGCTGAAAAACTTAAACTGCGCTATGGACTGACCTATGAGCAGTGGGAGCGTATGCGTGCAAACGAAAACCATTCGTGCATGATCTGCGGAATAAGTGAAGCAGAAACTGATAAAAAACTTGACGTAGACCACTGTCATACCAGCGGAAAAGTTCGCGGCATTTTGTGTAATCCATGTAACAATATGATTGGTCACGCCAAAGATAATGTGGCGGTGCTACGAGCGGCAGTAGAGTACCTCGAAGAAAATTCTGACGGGTATAAGGGTTTTGATACATGAAAGCACCTCAAAAGTCTCTGCAAGAGTGGGGCGCCCAAAAGTGGACAACTCGCAGTGGTAAGCCATCCAGCAAAACTGGAGAACGTTACCTACCCTCCGCAGCCATCAAAGCGTTAACCCCTTCTGAGTATGCAGCCACCACTGCTGCAAAACGAAAAGGTAAAGCTGCAGGCAAACAGTTTGTAGCGCAACCAAAGACAATTGCTAAGAAAACAGCAGGTTATAGATAATGGCAACTTCTGGGACCACAGCGTTTAACCTAGACCTCACTGAGTTAGTAGAGGAAGCTTTCGAGCGCTGCGGTGCAGAATTGCGCACAGGCTATGACCTAAAAACGGCACGGAGGTCTTTGAACCTTCTTTTTGCTGATTGGGCAAACCGTGGTGTAAACCTATGGACAGTAGAGCAAGGGTCGATTACTCTTGTTACAGGTACGGCGACTTACAACCTGCCTGCGGATACAGTGGATTTGCTTGAGCATGCAATTCGTACTGGTGCTGGTGTGGCGTCTACGCAGGCTGATTTAAACATCACCCGCATTAGCGTTTCGACCTACGCTACCATCCCGAATAAGCTAACCCAAGCACGCCCCATCCAAGTTTACATTAACCGCCAATCTCCTATCCCTAACATCACTGTGTGGCCGGTGCCTGATGCAAGCACTACTTACACTTTTGTCTACTGGCGTTTGCGCCGTATCCAAGATGCAGGAACGGGTGTTAACACGATGGATGTGCCATTCCGCTTCTTGCCGTGTATGGTGGCGGGGTTGTCCTACTATCTATCCATGAAGCTTCCTGGCGCGTTAGAGCGGATGGAAGTACTGAAAATGCAGTATGACGAAGCTTGGGATTTTGCGTCTACTGAAGACCGTGAAAAAGCAGCAATCCGCTTTGTGCCTCGCCAACAGTTTATTAGCTAAAGATTATGGGTAATAGATTTACAGCGGGTAAAAAAGCTATATCGGAGTGTGACCGGTGTGGCTTTCGCTTTAAACTTAAAGACCTAAAAGAACTGGTTATCAAGACCAAGGATGTCAACATCTTGGTCTGCAAGCAATGCTGGGAGATGGATCACCCGCAATTGCAGCTAGGTATGTATCCGGTTGACGATCCTCAGGCTTTGCGCAACCCCCGGCCCGACCGAAGCTACCTGACCTCAGGCACCACACCAGACGGGTTCCCGGGGCAAGGAAGCCGAATTTTTCAATGGGGGTGGGCACCAATAGGGGGTGGGTCGTCAAACTCCCTAACGCCAAACGATTTACTGCTAACCGGGGCAGTAGGTACTGTAACCGTAGTAACTTCATAACCCATGTAAGGAAGCAACATGACCGATAAAACTGTCCCTGTACAAAAGTCTATTAAGGCCCCCAAAGGAAAACCGGGTGGCCCAACCACTGATGACCGTGCTAAACTTGGCCGCAACCTCTCCCGTGCCAAAAATCAAGGGAACTAATCATGGCTAAATTTAGTAAGAAAATGATGGGTAAAGAAGTGGGTGATGCCGCTTTCTACGCAGAACCCCACACCGAAGTTAAGCGTGGCACCAGCATGATGGGCCGTGGCACCCCGGTAACGATTGGCAAGCTTAAGGAAACCGTCACTGACGGCATTAAAATGCGCGGTGCGGGCGCAGCCACTAAAGGCACTATGTCCCGTGGGCCTATGGCTTAACTAGGAGTAGCGATGGATTACGCTGCATTAAAAGTTGCGGTAGAAGACTACACCGAAAATACGTTTTCGGCGGTAGATTTTGCTACCATGACGCAACTAGCAGAGCAAAAGATCTATAACGCAGTGCAGTTACCTTCGCTACGAAAAAACGTGACAGGAGCGCTTACTGCTACTAATAAGTATCTTGCGCTCCCAGATGATTTTTTATCTGTTTTTAGCCTAGCTATTGTTGATGCTACTGGGGCGTATAACTACCTAATCAATAAAGATGTAAACTTTATTCGAGAAGCGTACCCCGTTCCAACCGATACAGGCACGCCAAAATATTATGCAGTTTTTGGCCCGGATAGTGCCTCATTACAAGAGCTTACGTTAATTCTTGGCCCCACGCCTAGTTCTAATTTAACAGCGGAACTACACTACTTCTACTACCCCGTTTCAATTGTTACGGCGGGAACCTCTTGGCTTGGTGATAACTTTGACTCTGCGTTGTTCAACGGGGTTATGGTAGAAGCTATTAGGTTTATGAAGGGGGAAGAAGATATGGTT